GCGGTTCTTCAGCCAGAAGATCTGCGCGGTCGTGTCCGGCGGAATGTGCTTGACCGTCTGCACGGTCTTGATGCTCTTCTTTCCGCCATCCTGACTGCGCTCTACACGCTCCTCGGTGTAGTCGTAGCCGAGTGCACGCTTGAGTAAAGCGTTCTCAACTTCGATGTCTACGACCTCTTTTCCCCTTTTTAGGGCCTCCGAAAACTCCGAGTATTTGTTTTTCCAGTCGTACAGCGTGCTGGTCGTAATGCCGATCCTGGCTGCGATCTGCTCATCTGTCAGACCATCCCTCGCCCACGCTTCCAGACGGGTGATGCCGTCCGGTGTAAGCCATTCCTGATATTTGCCTTTTGCCATTCTGCACCGTCCTTTCTGAATTCAGGGCACGAAAAAGCACCCTCGAACGAGAGTGCTCTTTCAGAGAGATGTACTCCAATGGCATGAAGCAGGAGGTCACCGGGTCTGCGTTTCACCCCTGCGAACTTCATGGTAACAGAATATCACGGTTTTAGGTGCATGAACCGCCAAAACAAAAATATTTATGGTAAATCCAAATTCTTTCCTACTCGCCGAATAAACTCAGCGTTCCACCGCTGACCGGTTCTGTCACTTACTCCGACGCACATCGCCGCACCATACAGCGTATGGCTGCGCTTCCAGTACACGCGGTCGATCAGCTCCATGCGCTGGTGGCCGTGCTTCATGCGTTCAGTTTCCGAAATGGCAGCCCGCACCGCATCATACCGTCGCTGCTCCTTGTCCGTCAGACGGTCAACGACCGCACGCTCAACCGGACTGCCGCCGCCGCTGTGGCCGCCGGACGCGCCGTAGGCCGGTGTGCACGGTATGTCGCCCACGCTCTCCGCCTTGCGGCGCAGCGCCGGGTATGACCGGATGATGCGCTTCGTGTACTCCCACCAGTCCTCACGTTTTGTCATTTTCTTCCCTCCACTTTCTATCTTTAGTCATTGCTTTTTTCGATATTCTTCGATAAACTGAATATATCAAAAACTCTCATCGACATATGTTAGTCGTTGGTAACGGCTTTGATCTCGCACATGGATTACCAACTCGATACCAAGATATGCTCAATCAGTTATTTTCAGATGATACGCCTTGGCTTTCTGACGAAGAACGCCAGCTCTTTCGATGCAATCCCTTGGTTCGATACTTCCGCAAGCATCAAAATGTAGAAGGCTGGACAGGCTTTGAAGGTGAGCTGCGGACTATCATTAACTATTTCTGTCAAGGTTATTCAACAACGCATAACGACGCCGATTTATACCAAGATTCAATCGAACAAGCATTTGACCTAAAGTTTCGCGAATGCTGGCGTAAAAAGCAGTATCGCGAGCTATGGCAATCTCTTCGTCAGCATCTAAACGAGTTGATTGAATATATTGATCTATATCTTACCAAATATATTCCCAGTCGAATGCCAAAAGAACTTTCTACTACCACTCAATATCCGCATTTTATTTATGGGCGGCAATATGATTATTTTTTATCATTTAACTACACCAATACATATTTTAATTTTGCTCAAATGATACATAGCGGAAGTGGTATAGCTGTTCCTACTGAAGATCACTTTATACACGGACGCTGCTCTATCGACGGTGATCCGCAAAACATTGTACTTGGTATAGAGGATGATAACCCAAGCAATCTTGATACAATTTACTTCAAAAAATACTTTCAGCGCATCCAGAAGAAAACGGGGCGTGAAGTTTTCGATTGGTTCGACCAAGAAATTACGCCGGGTGATCCCATTGTAACTGATATTTTCGGTCATTCGCTTGATACCACTGACAAAGATATTCTAATGCTTATCTTTGAAAAATCCCAACACACCAATATTTATTACTATGATCAGTCAGATTATGAAAGCAAAATCATCAATCTGGTGAAATTATATGGCTCTCCCGATGAATTTACCAAGCGATACTACAATCACCAAATACGCCTGTATAACGGAATCATAGAATATTTCATGTCTTAAAAGATTTTCCAGCTCACACAATCTGCGTGAGCTGTTTTTCTTTGTTGCAGCCAGTAATACCATAGCGCCACACAAGGTAGCGCCGAACCTTATCGCTGCATTTAGTCACTGTCCTTGTTCTCCTCCTGATATTTCCGCATGATGCCGACCGCTACGCGGCAGGCTTCCTCGCACGCGGCGACCATCTTCTCTCTGCCGTGCAGACCGCCGTAGTATTCGATTGCTGCCAGCTCCTCGGCTGTCGTTTCCGGGTCGAGGATGCGGATTGCCTGGTTAATCGTCATACCTGTCTCCCTCCACCTCAAATTCCATCTGTCCCGGTAGCACGCCATCCTCCATCCACCAGTGAAAGCAGTCCATACCGGTCTCCCACTTAGTTGGCAAATTCCGCGCTCGCCGTGCCTTCAGCATCCGCTCAAACGCCCGGATATACATCCGCTCGTAAGTCGGATACCGGGCAAACTCCATCTGCCTTGTGGCGCGTCCTGCCATCGGGCAGCCGATGCAACCGACCCGGCGGAAGCCGCACTCATACAGCGGATTGACCGGGATATGCTCGGAACGAATGTAATCCCACACATCGCTGTCCGTCCAGTCCACGATTGGATTGCAAACGCGCTTTGCCTGCAATCGGCAGTTCTCGAACAACCGCCGGGCATCGTCATTATCATTGTTGATCGTGATTCTGCGGCTTATGTCTGCGGATTGTTTTTCGTAAATGCCGCGGTTCTTGCGGCGCTTGGCACTTTCGGTCCAGCGAACGCCTGTTGTTATCATGCGGCCCTTGCCGCCCTGCTCTTTGAGCACGGAACAGCAGTATCGCACAACGCGCGTTGGCGGCATGAGTTTTTGCGGTATCAGGCTCCACATCGTCACGCGCTGACCTTTGTAGGTCGGCAGGTTGACGGTACACTTGATGCCCTCGTTTTCCAGCCGGCGGAAAGTTTCGCGCACATGGTAGACGGTTTCGGGCGCGTCTACCGAGGTATGATTATGCTGTACCTCGTACCAGATACCGGCCGCCCGCGCCAGCGCAAGACACACATCGCTGTCCTTGCCGCCCGATGTAGTTATAACAAGCGGTGCATGGTAGTAGGTTTCGCTCATCTCCGCGGCGAGGCGCAGCCGCTCGACGGCCTTGTGTTCCTTATCCACGGCAGCCTCCATTCCGCTTCCATCTCTGCCCGGTCATGCAGGCGGTGCAGTGGCCGTCATCTTCGCCGGACGGCTGGTTATTCTTGCGCTTGCTCTCATTCGTCAGGTTCAAGATGTTCTGTTTGGTCAACTCTAAAATCATACTTCCCCTCCCAGTTCTTTCAGCCGTACCATCGGGCACTGCTCGCACTTGTCTACCAACGCCTCATAGTCCAACTCATACGGGAACTTGCAATACTCATCGCAGATCTCACCTGCGTACTTGTTCACTGCCTGCACCCAGCAGGACGGGTGGAACACCGGGGAAACCTTTACCGGCTCCCCGCAGAATTTACACTTTGCCATGCTGCACCTCCATCTCCCGCACGCAGCAGCGCACCGTTGCTCTTGGATACCCGATTTCCTTGCTGATCTTCGCCGCCGTCCAGCCCTGCGCGGCAAGGCTTCGGATTTTCCGCTGTTCCTCGTCTGTCAGCAGCACCCCGCGCTTTTTCAGCTTGGCAGTGACGGTTTTCTCGTTCCGTCCCGCCATTTCCGAGATGTCCGCAACGGACTTGCCCTGCCGGTACCACTTGCACCACGTGTCTACATCGGCGGCGGTCACCGGACCATGCACACCTTTCTGCGGCACGCAAAGCGCCGGCTCAACGCTGATTGGCTGAGCAGCCACATTACACGCCAGTCCGCGCACATCGCGCCGCAGCGTGAAGCGGCATTCGCGCACGCGCCCGAGCCTGCCGTCCAGTGCTCTGTATGTACGCTCCACGACCTCAAAACGCCCCTTCGGGTGCGTCCAGATTACTCTCTCATTCATGGTTGTTCTCCTCTCCTGTTCAACTATGATTGACGCGGTACCAATGCCGCTGTGCTTTCTTCTTCCTTGCCGTCCGGCAGGCACCGCAGAAACGGTTCTCTTTCCTCTCGTAGAACGTGCCGCCGCACCGAGCGCAATACTGCGGACGGATACGCCGAAATTCTGTGCAGTCATCGCAATTCGCGCATCTGGCAGAGCACCCACCGAAGTCGTCCCAGTTCTGGCACATAAAACGCTGCCAATACGGATCGTAGCCCAGATCATTCGCCCGTTTCCGCAGTAGACCCGCGAGATATGACAGCTGCTTTCGCACCTCCGTCCTTGTAGCGGACAAATGCACCGCCTGTTTGACTTTCGGCTCCGGCGCACCGGCTCCCCACGGACCATCGCCCATGTATTCGCGCACCTTGTCCGCGCTTTCGGTCAGATACACCGTATAGACCTTGCCACGCACGGCCTTTTCCGACTTGCTGAGCGCCTGTCCGATTGCCATGTAGCTGTCACCGTGGCGGATACCGTCCGCCAG